TTTGCAGACAATGCTGATGGGCATACGGTCAATGCCGCTTTCTCGTTGCTCATCGAGAAACTCGCCGGAGTGAGCAAATCCGATCTGCTGATCGCTCTTTCAGAGGCTGCGTAGCTTGGGCCGCCCGTCGAAATACAGCGAAGCCTATTGCGATGAGGTGGTGACGCATCTCGCAGAGGGTGCGAGCTTAACATCGTTCGCTGCTGAAATCGGTGTGGCACGATCGACGATCAACGAATGGATCAAGGAGCATCCTGAGTTTTCGGAAGCATGTGCGCGCGCGAAAGCCAAATGCGCCGCTTGGTGGGAGAAGGCCAATCGCAAGCTCGCGGTCACTGGCGAGGGCTGTCAGGGCGCCATTGCATTGGGGCTCAAGAACATGGCCGCCGATGATTGGAAGGAAAAGCAGCTCATCGGCTCTGACCCTGATAATCCATTGCCGGAGAGCTGGACCGTAAACCTGGTGCGAGCAAGTGAAGCTCGGCCAGGTTGATTTACCCGAATATGCTGGTGATCTGTGGCTCCCGTTTCGCCATCTGGCATGGCACGGTGGGCGAGGACCGGGGAAGACACGGACAGTAGCAACCGGGTTGCTGCTTCAATCGATGGAGCACCATGAGCGCGTCTTGTGTGGCCGTGAGACGCAGCGATCGATCAAGGATTCGTCCAAGCGCGTCCTCGACGATGAGATAGACCGCCTCAAGCTTCGCTCGATATTCACCAGCACGGAAACCGAGATACGCGGGCCTAACGATGGGCTGTTCATCTTCACTGGCCTCAAGGGCAATGCAGCCGGCGTTAAGTCTATTGAGGGCGTGACCACGTTCTGGGGCGATGAGGCCCAAGCGTTCAGCCAGGGCAGCATTGATACGGTTGTGCCGACGATCCGCGGACCTAAGTCGCGGCTCATATGGACATGGAACCCTGATTTGCCGACTGATCCGGTCGACGTGATGTTTAGGGGCGAAGGTGGGCCGCCGCCAAATAGCATCGTTCGTGAAGTCAGTTATCCAGACAATCCGTGGTTTCCCGAGGAACTGCGGGTCGAGATGGAATTCACCCGCTCACGGGACATCGACAAATACAATCATATTTGGCTGGGCCGGTATCGCGCCAACTCGGAAGCCAGGGTATTCAAGAACTGGCGCGTCGAGGTCAAGGAAAGCCCAACGAACGCTGAATATCGGTTGGGTGCGGACTTCGGCTTCTCGATTGATCCGTCATGCGCTGTTCGCTGTCGCATCGACGGAACCGAGATCATTGTCGACCATGAGGCATGGGGCGTCGGCGTGGAGATCGTCAGCCTTCCATCTTTGTTCATGGGCATACCGGATGCTGAGAAATATTGGATGACGGCTGACAGCTCACGGCCGGAGACGATCAGCCATCTACGCAATCACGGCTTTCCCCGCATTCAGTCGGCGATCAAGGGACCGCGCTCTGTTGAGGAAGGCGTGGAGTTCCTCAAGAGCTATGACCTGGTGATCCATCCACGCTGCCAGCATCTCATCGACGAGCTGACGCATTACAGCTACAAGGTGGACAGCCTCACCGGCCAGGTTACGTCCGTGCTGGAGGACAAGGATAACCACATGATCGATGCCCTCCGATATGCTGTGGAAGGCGCTAGGCGGGCGCTGAAGAATGAGCGCAAGGTGATCGTGAAGCCGATTCCATCGCTGGCGACAGGCTTTAGCAGGAGGTGATTATGGCCGAGACAATCAGATTCGATGTGTGCATGGGAACCGCGCCGAGTTTCAGGGATCGTCCGCCCGCCGTGACGTTTGTCGGCTATCCGCCGCTGAAGGGCGAGAGTTTCAGCCAGTATGAAGCGCGCGTTGTTCCCCTAATCATGTCCGAGGTGTTCCCCGCGAAGCGAAGCTGGCTCAGTCGCCTATTCGGCAAGTAGCTTCAGAAAATCCGCCCAGCACTAAGCGGAGCGGTATCGCTCTCATGTGGCTGACCAATCCAAACGCCTAGAGGCTGTTCACGAACGCGCGATGAAGCGCATGGACGCCATTTGGGCCGTTCAGGAGCCCGAGCGCCGGGAATGTCTCGACGATCGGCGGTTCTGCACGATCCGGGGCGCGCAGTGGGATGACGAATGGACTGCTGCATTCGGAAATTCGCCAAGGATGGAGGTCGACAAAACCTCCAAGGAACTGGAACGCATCTTCTCCGAATACCGCAACAACAGGATTTCGGTCGACTTTAGACCAGACGACGAGAACGGCGATGACGACACGGCAGACGCGCTCGACAGCCTCTACCGGGCCGACTTCGAAGCGGGCGGTCAGGAATCCCAGGACATAGCTTTCGAGGAGGGCGTTGGCGGCGGCATGGGGGCATGGCGTTTACGTCCCTGCTATGAGGATGAAGGCGACCCGGACAACGACCATCAGCGCATCACCCACGAGCCGATCACGGACGCGGACCAGCGCGTGTTCTTCGGTCCGTCGCTGTTTGCCGACAAGCATGACGCAAAATGGTGCATCGTTCTTAATCCCGTCCCGGAGGACGAGTTCGAGGATGAGTATGGAGACAAGGCCGACAGCGATTTCACCCGCTGGCCGCAAACGAACTTCGTCTGGCACAACTCAGCCGAAAAGACCGTAATTCTCGCGGAATATTATGAGATCACGGACCAGAAGACTGAGAAGATCACGCTCACCCATCCGGTGATCGAGGACGAAAAGACGCTATTTGATCCCGAGCAACAGGAGCTAGACGACCTTCGGGCACAGGGTTGGGAGGTTCACCGCACCCGCACGGTTAAAAAGCCCAAGGTCACGAAGTTCACTCTTTCCGGTTGCGAGGTGCTGAAAGAGGAAGCGATCCCCGGCCCGAATATCCCGATCATTCCGTTCTACGCCAAGCGCAAGGTTATCCAGAACATTGAACGCTGCGCGGGCCATGTTCGCAAAGCCAAGGACCCGCAGCGCATCTACAACGCGGAGGTGTCGCAACTTGCTCTTGTCGCGGCCATCAGCCCGTTCGAACGTCCCATCTTCGATCCGGAGCAGATTGCCGGGCTAGAGGCCGAGTGGGCCGACGCCAACAAGAAACTGTCCCCATATGCGCTTGCCAGAGCCCTACGCAATGAGGATGGATCGATTGCGCTAACCGGCCCTGTTGGAAAGGTGGAACCGCCACAAGTTCCGGCTGCCACTGCCGCTCTGATACAGCTCGCGGGGCAGGACATTGCCGACATCACTGGCAGCTCCGACCAGGCCGACGAAGTTCCCGCCAATACATCGGCACAGGCAATCGAACTCGTCCACCAGCGGGTAGATTCAAAGACATTCATCTACACCGACAATTTCGCAACCGCCGTCCAGCGATGCGGGACCGTGTGGAAGGGCATGGCAGCGGCCCTTTATGTTGAAGATGGGCGCAAGATGCGCGCCGTGGATGAAAAGGGCGGCGATAAATACATTACCATTGGCGAGCCGGCGCTGATGAAAGACGGCAGCCAGGTCGCCACCAATGTCTTCGACGGCAAATACCGCTGCGTTGTTGATGTCGGTCCGTCATCCCGTACCCGCCGTGACGCAACCGTTCGCTCACTTGTCGGAATGGCTGAAGTGGCCAGCCAGGCGGGCGACCAAGAGCTGGCCGCAGCCTGCATCACCGCCGCCTTGGCAGAGATGGACGGCGAAGGGATCAGCGATCTCAAGAAGTGGGTCCGGATGCGCGGCGTTCGGATGGGCATTCTCCAGCCGACCGACGAAGAGAAGCAGGAACTGGCCCAGGAAGCCCAGAATCAACCTCAGGACCCGAACGCCATGCTCGCACAGGGCATGACGCAACAGGCATTGGCGGAAGCCGACAAGGCGAAGGCCGGAACGGTCAAGACACTGGCCGATGCTGAGCTTGTGCGGGCCAAGATCCAGGAGACGCTTGCCGGGATCAGTATCGACCAGCGCCAGCAGATTATCGATGCGGTTCAGGCAGACGCGGATCGCTTAGTTCAGCACGCTGGGAATATGGCGAACGGCGCGGTTCAATAGCCCGTTTCAGAAAATCAATAGTCGTCTGAAGCCTCGCATATTCTCCCCTCATCGGCAGCCACCAGCCGCAACGGTGAGAGGGTCTTTGAATGGCAGACGAACCGGACGAACAACCGGAAGGCGAGGAAGAGGTCTTAGAACTAACCGAGGTCGTCGAGACCAAGGAAGAGGCCGAAACCGAGACGGAAGGCGATGACGAGGAAGTCATCGTGTCGTTCGGCGAAGAGGCAGCGCCAGCCTCAGAGGAAGCACCGGAATGGGTGAAAGACCTCCGCAAGCGCAACCGAGAGCTGGAGCGCGAGCTGGCAGAGGCGAGAAAGGCCAAGCCAGCGGACATTCCAGAAGTGGGCCAAAAGCCGACGCTCGAAAGCTGCGAATATGACGAGGAACGGTTCGAGCAGGAATACAACTCCTATCTCGACCGCAAATCGAAAGCGGAGGCCGCGAAGTCCGAGGCTCAAAAGGCCGAGGAACAAGCCCGAGAGAGGTATCAGGCGAAGGTCGAGGTCTACGGCGAACAGAAGCAAAAGCTGGGCGTCAAGGACTTCTCCGAAGCCGAAGCCGAAGTGTTGGGGGTTCTAACCCCGGCGCAGCAGGCAATCCTCATCGAAGGCGTCGAGGACAAGGCGAAGTTTGTCTACGCCCTCGGCAAGCACCCTGAAAAGCTCCGGCAGCTCGCCTCGCTCAAAGACAATTTGATCGAATTTGCTTTCGCGGCAGCCAAGCTTGAAGGGCAGACGAAAATGGAGCGCAGAAAACCGGCAACCTCACCTGAAAGCCGGGTTTCTGGCTCGGGACCGCTAACCCAGGAGGGAAAGCTGTCCGATAAACTGTCGGTCG